ATATCCATACCAAGAAAAAATGTTCAAGCACTTCGACGACAATCGATTCAATGTCGTCCTTGCTTGTCGTCAGTCTGGTAAGTCTATTTCCTCCGTGGCATATCTACTGTGGTATGCCCTGTTCCACCCTGAACAAACTGTAGCAGTCCTTGCTAACCGAGGAGCAACTTCCCGTGAGATGCTGGGACGTATCACTTTGATGCTAGAGAACCTGCCCTTCTGGTTACAGCCAGGATGTAAGACACTCAACAAGGGTAGCATAGAATTCAGTAACAATAGTCGTATCCTTGCTGAATCAACATCAAGCAGTTCTATTCGAGGATTCTCGGTCAACCTACTGATGCTTGACGAATTTGCGTTTGTCGAAAAGGCAACTGAGTTCTACACCTCAACCTATCCAGTAATTTCATCTGGTGCAAACACCAAGGTGATCATTACATCAACGGCAAACGGTATCGGTAATCAGTTTTATAAGATATGGCAGGGTGCTTCTCAAGGAACGAACGAGTATCAACCGTTCCGAGTAGACTGGTGGGATGTTCCAGGCCGAGACGAGGCATGGAAAGAACAGACAATTGCTAACACTTCTGAGTTACAGTTCGATCAGGAATTCGGAAACACCTTCTTCGGTACTGGTCAAACTCTTATTGGTCCTCAAGCATTACTTGGGCTCAAAGCAGAAAGACCCCTCAGAATACTAGAGGGTGGTGACTTTCTGATGTATGAGAAACCTCGTAAGGAAACTCAGTACGTCATTCTCGCTGACGTGGCGAAGGGTAGAGGGCAGGATTATAGTACGTTTAACGTAATTGATATTAGCAGTCGCCCGTTCAAACAGGTTGCTGTGTATCGGAATAATTTGATTTCTCCAATACTCTTCCCTGACATTATATATAAGTATGCGAATCTCTATAATCAGGCATACGTCATTGTGGAGTCTAATGATGCAGGACAACTGACCTGCCACGGTCTACATTATGAACTTGAGTATGAAAATCTTCATATGGAATCTTCAGTAAAGTCTTTGATCGGTACAGAGATGACTCGAAGAACCAAGAGGATAGGGTGCTCAGGTTTTAAAGACCTGATGGAAGAAGGCAAACTACATGTTGTTGACGAAGAAACTATCATGGAGATTAGCACCTTTGAAGTCAAGGGGCAGTCCTATGAAGCAACAGACGGTAACCATGATGACCTTGTAATGAACCTCGTGATGCTAGGGTACTTTATCTCTACTCCCCAGTTCCAAGGGTTGACAAACGTCAACGCAAGAGAGTTGATGTTTGAGCAAAGGGCAAGGGAAATAGAAGATGACGTCCCTCCCTTTGGTCTCAGTAACGATGACCCTAACGATCTTATTACATACGAACAGAAATTAGACCCTTATAGTCTGTTAGACTTCAAGGATGATGACGGATATTACACAAATTATTGAACGTATAAATAAGTGTAATTGAACATTCTTCTGAATGTCTCCTTATCATGTTTTTTAATCTTATCATACTCTTTGAACGAGGAAAGCAAAATGGCATTAACAACACCTTCAGTGTCGCCAGCCGTTGTCACTCGAGAGTTCGACTTAACTGGTGTAGCACCAAACGTCGAAACTTCTCTTGCTGCATACGTCGGCGCATTTAGATGGGGTCCTGTTGATCAACCTGTGCGCATTCAGAACGAAAGCAAACTAGCAGAGATATTCGGTACACCCGATGCACCTCATGCTGTTGACTACTTCTCATGTTCGCAGTTCTTACGATACTCAGGTAATCTCATTGTAAACCGAACCGTACCCTCTGGCGTAGTTGCCGTTGGCGACTCCGACACGAACTCAAGTGTATCAGGCGACAAAGTCTCTGTACACAACGAAGACCACTGGGAGCGATCAAACCTTTCTGAAATGTTTGTTGCTAAATATCCTGGTGACCTCGGTAACTCTCTTGCTGTGTCAATATTTGGTGTACCAGCAGGTGATACTGCTAATTCATCAACACACAAGAACGACTTCATCAACTGGCCTTACAGCGATCTCTTTGACGATGTTCCTGCAACATCTGATTGGGCAGATCGTCAAGTTGGAGACAACAAGCACGACGAAATTCACGTCGTAGTAGTTGACAAGAACGGTCAATTCTCTGGAACGCCTGGTACTGTCTTAGAGACCTTCCCCTACGTTTCAGTTGCACCTGCTGCGAAGACTACTGACGGTGGCGATAACTACGTCCAGTCTGTACTCAACAACGCATCGAACTATGTTTGGATGGGCGATTGGCATGATTCTTATATCAGTGCTGGTACTCATTTCGGGACTAACCCCCCAACAGATGGTTCAGGTGTTGACTATGCAGATGGTATGTCTTGGTCCGTTGACTCTAGTGAAGTTTCACTGAGTGGTGGAACAGCACATGCTGCATTAGATGCTGGTGACTATGTCGCTGCATTTGAAGCACAGTTCTCTGACGTTGAAGAAGTAGATGTACAATTGCTCATCGCGCCAGGAATGAATGGTGAAGATGATCAAGTTACCGTAGTAAACTCTTTAACCGCCATTGCTGGTGTGACTCGTAAGGATGCACTTGCTGTAGCATCACCTTGTCGCTCCGCCGTTGTTAATCAGAACACTCCAGTCACTAAGACTCTAGAGTGTACTAACCGTTTTAGTGCTTCTTCGTACTTAGCAGTAGATAATAACTATCTTCGCGTCTATGACAAGTACAACGACAACTATATCTACATCCCCGCTGCCTCTACCACTGCTGGTATCATGGCACTCACGGACTACAATGCTGGTCCTTGGTGGTCACCTGCTGGTGAGCGACGTGGTGAGTATGTAGGAATTACCAACTTGGCATACAGTCCTAGCAAATCTGAACGTGATGAATTGTATAAGAAGGGTGTAAACCCAATCGTACAATTTCCAGGACGTGGAACGATTTTGTTTGGAGACAAAACCAAACTGGCACGACCTTCGGCATTCGATCGTATCAACGTTCGTCGTTTGTTCCTCGCTCTTGAGAAGTCTGTTGCGGAAGCAGCACGTAACTTCTTATTCGAGTTCAACGATGAGTTTACTCGCTCTGAGTTTGTTGCGATTGTAGAACCTCTCCTACGAGAGATTCAAGCACGTCGTGGTATTCAGGACTTTTTCGTACAGTGTGACGAAAGAAACAACACTCCTGAAGTCATTGATAGAAACGAACTTGTCGCCTCTATCTTCATTAAACCTGCTCGTTCAATCAACTATATCACGGTCAACTTTGTGGCAACACGCACTGGTGCTGACTTTGATGAGATTGTTCAGAGTGGAATACAATTTTAATCTGAATTATTCTGGAGAATAAACTATGGCAGTTTTAGACGTAGATGCGTTCAGAGGTAAAGTGACTGGTGGTGGCGCTCGCGCTAACTTGTTCGAGGTCAACATCAATTTTCCTGCCCTTGCTGGTGGGAATACTGAGTTGACCAACTTCATGTGTCGTGCCGCTCAACTTCCTGGTCTGACAACGGGTGTGGTAGAAGTACCCTTCCGTGGTCGTATCATTAAGTTACCAGGAGATCGATCCTTTGAACCGTGGACAGTAACAATCTACAACGATACTAACTTCATCGTTCGAGATGCTTTTGAAGCATGGATGAACTCTATGAACACACACTTTGGAAACATCGGTGTGCAAATGGATAATGCTGGTTACGGAACGTATGCAACCAACATGACAGTTAGTCAGTTGAATCAGGCAGGTGGCATTGTAAAGACTTATACTCTTCGCAACTGTTTCCCTTCCAACATCTCAGCAATCGAATTGAGTTACGACCAAGTAACTTCGATTGAAGAGTTCCAAGTTACCATAGAGTACGACTTCTGGGGTAACGATAATACACAATAAGAACGTGTATAAGTAATAAGAGCAGGGGAGGTTCGCCTCCCCTTTTCTTCATTAAAGGAATTTCTAAATGGCAGACGGGTTTAAATTATTCGGATTTGAGATAAAGAGGAGTCAGGCAGATAAAGAAGCCTCAGAACCTCTACAGGCGGCATCTGTAGTACCGCCTACTGATGATGATGGTGCTGGGTATATTTCTTCTCCTTCATACCATTTCGGTATGCATATGGACATATATGCAGACCTCAAAGTTAAAGATCAATTCGATCTAATCAAAAAATACAGGCAGGCATCTACTCACCCTGAAGTAGACATGGCAATTGACGAGATAGTCAATGAGACAGTCGTTGTCCCTCAGGAAGATGAGAAAGTGGTCAGTGTAAACCTTGACCAAGTCAATGTGTCTAGTCCTATCAAGAAAAAGGTACATGAGGAGTTTACTAATCTCCTAAACATGATGTCGTTCAACGAACGTTGCCATGAAATGTTCCGGTCTTGGTACATCGACGGAAGAATGTATCATCACTTAATAATCGATAGTAAAAATCCAAAGGCAGGTATCCAAGAGATACGATACATTGACTCTCTCAAAATCCGTAAGGTTAAGAAAGTCAATAAGATCGAGAAGGGTGGTGTCAAGTTAATCAAAGACGTCGAAGAGTTCTACATTTTCAACGAGAGCAATCTAGACGCAGATAAATCTAAACCTATGATGTCTGGTGGTGAACGTGACAGTGCTGTTAAACTGTCTAACGATTCTATCAACTACGTTACCTCTGGGTTACTCGACGAGAGTCGCAGCAAAGTAGTATCACACCTGCATAAAGCACTCCGTCCTATCAACCAACTCCGTATGATGGAAGACAGTTTGATCATCTATCGTATGGCACGTGCTCCTGAACGTCGTATCTTCTACGTTGATACTGGCAACTTGCCAAAGGGCAAAGCAGAAGCATACCTCAATAGTATCATGACTCGTTACCGTAACAAGTTAGTCTACGATCAGAGCACAGGTGAACTGAAAGATTCTCGTAAGCATATGACTATGCTAGACGACTTCTGGTTGCCTCGTCGTGAAGGTGGTCGTGGTACTGAAGTTACTACTCTGCCTGGCGGTCAAAACCTCGGTGAGATTGACGACATTAAATACTTCCAACGTAAAGTATATCAGGCACTCAACGTACCTGTATCACGTTTGGAACAAGAGCAAGCATTCTCTCTGGGACGTGCTACTGAGATTAACCGTGAGGAAATCAAGTTCCAGAAGTTTGTCACCCGTATGCGTATGCGGTTTGCTAAACTCTTTACTGGTATCCTGCGACAGCAACTCATTCTGAAAGGTATAATTACTGAAGCAGATTGGATTGAAATGTTTCACAACCGTGTCCGTGTTGATTACTACAAGGACAACCACTACACTGAACTGAAAGACGCAGAGGTAATGCGAGAGCGACTTAACCTTGTCGATCAGGCAGCAGGGTATGTGGGTGAATACTTATCCAGAGAATGGATGATGAAAAATGTTCTGCGATTCACTGATGAAGAAGCAGAAGCAATGATAAAGCAAATAGA